TGAGGGCGTCGCAGGTGGAGTTGTAGAGGGAGTTATAGAGGGCGTCGCAGGTGGAGTTGTAGAGGGAGTCACAGGTGGAGTTGTAGAGGGAGTTATTGAGGGAGTCGCAGAGACCACAATTAAACAATCTAAATTATTAGATAATGTAAATAAAAAAGCACTTGTATTAGGTATTTCTTTTTTTGGAATATATACTATATATAGAAATAGAGAATATTTAATAAAAAAATGTTATAATTTATTATATAAACCTGCAGACGACGAGTTTTATCTATAAAATAATATATAATTATTATATGATTATATTTATATATGAATTCTTTTTATAAACGAATATTATTATTTAGTTTTCTATGTATTCCAACACGATTCGCATTTATGTATTTATCAAAAGTTTATTCTAATATGTATTCAAACTATTTTATATTTTTAGCATTAGTATTTAGTATTATGGAATTTTATATTTATTTAACAGATTCAAGAAAAACAGGCGCGGAAGTATTCGGCAATGACATCTGGTGGAATGAATTAAGACCCATTCACGCGATATTATATTTATTATTTTGCATATATACATATAAAAAAAACCATTATGCATATATTCCATTGCTAATCGACATTATTATAGGTATTATAGCATTTATATTATATCATTTAATCATTTAAAAATTAATATATTAAAATTTAATATATTAAAGTTATATATGAGTTCTGTATTTTATAGACATGAAAGCAACCTAACAATGGTTAAAAAAGGAATTAAAACCGTTGTCAAAGAATCTGTTTTAGATGGCACAAAAGGTGTATCATTTGTATTCTTAGAAAAAAATGGCGAAAAATTTTATAGAATTTCTGGTAAACAATTAGAATCTGGAGAGTATGAGATTAAGGAAAAAAAAGATAATGATGAAACAACTTCTGAAATGAAAGAAGGAGATGTAATGAAACTTATCGCGAAAAATAAGAAATTAGCTTTCATTGAAAATTACATGAAAAAAGAAAGAAGTGTTCTATTAAAAGAACAAAAGGAAGGAGGAGCTAAAAAGGGAAGTAAGAAAGTTAGAAAGACAAGTAAATCAGGTGGTTCAAAGAAAACAAGTAAGAAAACAAGTAAGAAAGTTAAGAAAACAAGTAAAATTGGTGGTTCAAAGAAAACAAGTAAGAAAACAAGTAAGAAAGTTAAGAAAACAAGTAAAATTGGTGGTGCAAAGAAAACAACAAAAAAAACAAGTAAGAAAGTTAAAAAAACAAGTAAAAAAGCATAAACATTTATCTTTTATATAATTATAATGAATTATTATATAAAAATGATTTTTGATATAATTGACTATATATTTAATGATGATTCTGAAAAAGAAAATAATAAAACTAATAGAGAATATATGATGGCTAAATAATTATATATATTTTATATAGAAATCAGTAACGGTTTAAAAAATTGATAATCTTTTAACCTGAAAATAAGTACTATATTATTAAACTTTTAACCTGAAAATAAGTACTATATTATTAAATTATGAAGACCAACAAATAGGAAATGCTGGTTAATCCTAATAATATTCCCAAGAAGAAATTCGATAAATTATTAGGATTAACCGCTACTCTAAGAGATAGGAGATTATATAATAATCAAACTACAAGACACAAATCAAACCATGCAGCTTTCATTTTAACAAAAAATCTCGATATCATATCATATGGAGAAAATAATTGTAGAAATGTTCCCGACAGTATGTCTACACATGCAGAAGTACAAGCAATTAGAAATATTAAGCAAGACAGATTAAAATATAATAAAACATATTGTTTATATGTTACAAAATTATCACCATCTCTTGGATTATTGGGGGATTCATTATGTTGTACCAGATGCAATTTAATGATACTTCAAAATGAAATTAAAATTACAAAAATATATTATTCAATAGATAGCGGTATTGCTTATTGCAATGTTAATAATTTACCTATTCATATAACCGAAAGAGATAAGAAAAGTTGTTCATCATGCAAAGTAATTAATAAATTAGATCACATAAAATTAAAAAAATCATCTATGGTATGAGTTGATCATCATCTAAAGTAATTAATAAATTAGATCATATAAAATTAAATTATATAAGTAAAATATATTCATATAAGTAAATGCAACATTTATATTTTGCTTTAATATACATAATATAAATATACACTTAAACATTAATATGTACATAATATTAAAGTATTACTACTAGAGATAAAAAACATATCTCTATTACTTATAAATTTAATGTATATTTATACATTTGTTAATATCATTTAATAGTTCTATTAAAAATTAATGTATAAAATGTTTATACATTAATTTTTAATAATATATAAACTAGAGATGATAAACATATCTCTATCAAAGTTCTTTACTTAATTTTTAATGTATTATTTTTATACATTAAAATTTATAAACTAGAGATAATAAACATATCTTTATCGAGTTCTTTTTACTTAATTTTTAATGTATTATTTTTATACATTAAAAATTATAAACTAGAGATAATAAACATATCTCTATCAAAGTTCTTTACTTAATTTTTAATGTATTATTTTTATACATTAAAATTTATAAACTAGATATAATAAACATATCTTTATTGTAAGTATGATTTTACACTATTGAAGATTTAGAATCTAATTTAAAAAAACAAAATTTAATATCTATTTGACAAGTTAAATATGTTGTTTCATCATATTCATCTCCGTCATCATTGCATCCAGATTCTTCCCAAGTATTTAATACTTCTTCAACTCTTTTTACTTTACAATTATTTGATAATTTGACAATATTAAGATAATAATTTGTTATTTCGCAAATGATACTATTTTTTTGTTCAGTTAAACTTTTTATTTTATCATCATTAAATCTAAATCCATCTAGTTTTTTAATATCATTATCATCATTTGTAACATTAATTAGTTCAGATGTGATATGAGTTTCTCGTCCTCTTTTATTAAGACTAATTTTAGTTTTATTATAAATATCGACAAGAGTTTTATTAATTTGATCAAGTATATTAATATTATTGGAATTACTAATTTCTAAATTTTCATACAAATTAATATATCTTAAATAATTATTGGAAAAACTTTTATAATTATAATTACCATTAGATACAATTATTTGAAAAGGTAATAAATTATATTTGAATATTATTTCTGAATCATCAGAACACATCCAACTTTCAAATTCATCAAACATAATGAATTTATCACTTGTATCATCTATCCAAGATGTAAATTTAATGTTATTGTTGGTTAATATATCATTTCTTTCAAATTGATTTATTTGTAAATTAGTATTTGTTATACCAGTTATATTTATAACTAAACTTAATAACTCTTTTGGTTTATACCATTCATAAAAAACTTCTCCACTATGTAAAAATCCCGATTGAAATAATAATCCAATACCTTGCATATAACAAGGTATTTTTGTTGGTATATATTTTTCATCTGATAAATTCATTTTAAATAATATCATCAAATCATCTTGATTTTGTGGTAAATTATATTTTTTACATGTCAATTTAAAATTTTCATCATCTGTTGTAGATTCTGTTAACATTTTATAATCTAATAGATTAAGCTCTGTAACTGGAATCCAAATAATTGTATTACCTCCGTAATTGCACGCATGTTCTTCAGTTAGACCAATTATTAATGTATATTGTATTTGTTGCGAATTAGTAACTCTAACCCAATCTCTATGTGGTTCGAAATATCCTCCATTATCATATTTAATATAATCAAAAATTTGTTCTCCAATTTCAATATGATACACATTAGATGGATATTCTTGTTTTAACATAGAATATATTAAAGGACAAATATTATTTTTTATTTGTTCTTTAATATCATCCGATTTAAATGATGTTTTTAAGGATTTTCTTCTTTTTGATTTAATATTTTTATTTTCTAATAATGAATAAATTACTGCATCCGACACATCTTCTTTATATGGTTTCACTGTATTGTTTATTTTTGATGTAAATTCATTACATAATTGTAATTTAATATAATCTGGAAAGATTGTATTATTTTTCATAATATTTAACATAATTGTTTTATTATTAAGTAATAAAACAATATAGATAGTATTAATCAATTTTAAATCTTAAAAGATGTATAAACCACTCAATTATGTATTTTTATTAATTAATTCTATTAGTCACATACAGATTTATCACATATTCTTTTAATTATCATTTAAAATTGATTAATACTATTTAAGATAGGCAAGTAAATATACTTAAATATAACAGTGTAGATAGAGTAAAGTAATATGCCAACCGTTGAAACAGATAAAAATGTTATTGAATCTAAGAATACAGAACAAGCCGCTGTAACAATCAAAACAAAGAGAACAGCAAAAAGTAAAGCTAAAAAAGCTGCGACTGAAGAACCAGAAGTAGTAGAAGCCGCTGCAACTCCAGTTAAAAAGGTTAGAGCCAGTAAAGCTAAAAAATCTATAGTGACTGCAGAAGAAGTGAGTTCAGCTGTTGAAGAAGTGAGTGCAGCACCAGTTAAAAAGGCTAGAGCCAGCAAAGGAAAGAAATCTACAACTGAAGAACAAGTCGAGGAAGTATCCGCGGCACCAGTTAAAAAGACGAAGGTCAAGGCAATTAAAGATCCTAATGCTCCTAAGAAGGAATTAAACCCAATTATGAAAGAAATGAATAGATTTAGAAATGACGTAATTAGTTTAGTAGTAGGATCAAAGGCCCCTAAACTAACAATTCCACCATTTAAAATTGCCTTAGCAGATGCGCGAGTTGAAATGAAACTTGGTGAAAAAGATAAAAATACAGTAGAAGTTGTACAACATGCAATTTCACTATTTGAGAAGAATACAAGTAAATATGTATAAAAATTGAAATTAATTTAAATAAAATAATATTTATTTATTTAAATTAATAAAATATGGATAATATTTTTAGAAATAACATATTATTAACGTTTTCAGATTATAACAATGAATCCGATATAGGTATATATAAAAATAAAAATAGTAGAGAATTAATTCCTGTAGAATTAATAGATTTAATAAATGTAGAAACAAAAATAATAGCAAGAAATTTATTATTATGGATTAAAGTTAATAATATTGATTCCATTTATAATTATGAATCAAATGATGGTTGTTTTAATCATGTTGCAATAAGACATAATGAAAAAATGCAGTTCATGTTAGAGTTTTATTTTCATGAGTATAACGAAGATATTATTAAAATATTAAATTTTTGGAATATATCTAATTACAATATCAGTTCCATGTATTATCAAATTGAAAATAAAAATAAAAATGATTTTAGATCTGAATTTAAATTATTTGCAGGAACTTCACATATTTACTATAACGTGTGTGATAAAAATATTGGAATAAAGGCAGGATCATTTTTTCAAACAAATAATAATATGTTAAATATAATGTACCGAAATATTATAGAGAAATTAATTAAAAATAAAGATTATATATTATTTGACCTCTATTGTGGTGTAGGAGTAGTTTCAATTATTATGTCTGAATATTATAAAAAATGTATTGGTATTGAAATAAATCAAAATGCAATTAACGTCGCGGAACATAATGCTATTAAAAATAATATTAACAATTGTAATTTTATATGTAACTCAGTTGAAGCTGTTATTACAGATAACAATGAAATTATCACAGATGAAGATATTGTTATTTTTATTAATCCACCAAGACGTGGATTATATGAAACAGTTATACAAAAACTTAATAAATTAAAAACATCTGGAAATGTGAAACAAATTTTATATTTATCATGTTGTTTAAAAACATTAGAAAGAGATTTAGAATTATTTGATTACGATTATCGAATGATACAAGAATATGACATGTTTCCTAAAACACACCATAAAGAATATTTAATAGAATTATATTAAATATAGTTTATAAATTAAATACATCCAGGCCCTGAATTCAAACATACTCTTGTTCTTTTATACCATATATCTGACTTAGGTAATCTAAATTGAATATCTTTACTATTTTCTTTTCCTAGAATATCTATAATTATAAGATAATAATTTATATCTTTATTTGCATTAATTAACTTATATCTCATATCTGAAATTTTACTCAAAATAATGGAACTATTTATTAAACTTGGTAGTAAATCACACGATGGCCGTATTTTTTGAATCTTACCAATATGATAATCCTTAAAACTTGTAGCCCAGTATATTAAATCAGTCTTGTCTTTCATTCTTATATAAAACTCTTCATTTAATGTAACTGGTATTTCTTGTGTATTCTCAAGATGTTTTATTATATTTGCATTACCATTATTTTTTTTAATAAATTGGATTAGTTCTCCTCTTAATATAGAATCATTTATAACATTAAATATCTTTACACAATATTTAGATAATTTGGTTATCCATATCTTCTTTGCATTATTATATTTACTAAATTTACTCTTATACATATATAACTTATTATGCATTATGTTAATAAGTTTATTAACTGGATCTTCTAAAAAATCAATTGAAACATCTAACTTTTCAATACTAATTTTAATTTTGGAATGTATTGTTTTTGTACCTCGCGTATATCGAGGTATTAGTTCTGTTATATATGATCGAATATAATCAACATCTATATTGCCTCTATATGGAATACCAGTTATTTCACCACTATCGTTTATACCTATTATTAATTTCCCATTACTTTGAGAATTAAAATAACATGATATATATTTTGGAATATATATTTTTAGATAATATTTAATATTATCTAAAATTAATTTATCTAAACCATTGTGCCATTTACCCGTTTTTATTATATCATATATAATGTCGTCGTCTAAGTACTCGTCTGGTTGTATTTTCAAGTAGAATTCTTTGAACTCTAATATTTGATTCTCACTATTACCGTAATACGTACCCAAAACAGGCATTATAAATGATGCTATAATATATATTATAATATCATTTATAAATAAAATATTTCAATTTTTGTTTCAATATAATAAAAATTACCAAAATATTTATTTTGACATTTCAGAATCATCACAATCTATTTTTGTATCAGATAAAACTTCTCTTTTTACCTATTATTTTCGAGGGTTCTTCATAAAATTTAACATTTTTTATTATATAAACTAGATAGAATCTGTTAAATAAATAATAATTATTTGATTATAATTATTATTTATTTAATATAAAAACATGTTTATTGTTTTCAGTAGTTGGTACTTATATATGAAAAAGAAAAAAAATATCTATATATATTTTTTTTTATTTGAAGATATTAATTATATATGTAGAATAATAAAGAGAGGGTATAAATATATATTTGGATGTCTACGTGTATATTCGTAATATGTATATACAAATAGGCATTATAAAAACATGTTTATTGTTTTTAGTGAGTGGTACTTATATATAAGTAAAGAAATTAATTATATTCTAAAAAAATATCTCTATTAATTATAAATGCAGAATAATAAAGAAGTATATAATGATAGGATTGAATGTAAAAAAAATATTAAGTATGCAAAACAAGATATTAATACTGTTTATCCATTAATTATCAATGAAAAAGAATTGACACAAGTTAAAATCAATGAATTCAATGGGACTAAATTTAAAACATCATTTCAAGAGATTGTTGATGATAAACTCAATTCTGACGTGTATAGATTTTTTTATAAAGATACAATAAAAGCAACATTAGATTATTTATTTTATTTAATAGGCAATGGCATTTATATTGAAATTAAAGACAATAAATTAAGTAAATTTCTACCATTTAATAATTTAAATTTTCGCAATGATTGGCACAATGTAATAAAATTAGAAGATAAATATAAATCAACTAAAGAATATTTTGATCATAAAAATAAGATGTATCCTATAAAAAAGAAATTTTATTCAGATAATGACAAGTCAAAATGGTCCGCAATGGGGTGTTTAATTTTTACAGAGAAAGGTAGTGGTAAGCCATATGTTAATGATACATATTGGGTTGAATTAAAAAATTTAATAGAACAAACATGTGAAAATAGAAAAGTACCAGACGTCGTTTTTTTTATTAATAAAAAAGATTTGCCTTTTTTAAAAAAAGATAGAACACACCCATTTGAAGGAATTGTAGGTAAAAAACATAACTTGGATATAGGTAAATATTATTATTTTACTCCTATATTATCACAATCTACTCGAGATGAATATGCGGATATACCAATCCCTTCATCTGATGAATGGAATTTTATTACACAAAAATATTTTGTCAATGGATGCGAAAACAAGTATTTAAAGACAGATGAACCAAATTGGGATGATAAGGTAAATACTGCTTTTTTTAGAGGCACTGCTACAGGATGTAGTACTGATTTATATAAAAATCCTAGATTACATATAACTAAAATTAATAATGATTGGAAAAAAAATAACAAGTATAATGAAAAAAATACAATAGATAATGTACCTTTCTTGGATGCAGGTATTATACGATTTTCAAGTAGGAATCGTGCAGAAAATGGTGTTTTAAAATTTCAAAAAAAAAAAATATTAAGAGACAAAGGAGTAGAACTAGTTAATTTTATAGATCATGAAACACAAATAAAATTCAAATATTTAATTTATATAGAAGGTAATTCCGCAGCATATAGATTATCTTATATGTTAAGTAGAAATTCTGTTATATTAAAAGTAGAATCAAAATATATGTTATGGTTTGAACATTTATTAGTCCCATATGAACATTATGTGCCTATTAAATCTGATTTAAGTGATTTAGCAGATATTATCAAATGGTGTAAATTAAATGATGATACCTGTAAAAATATAGTTAAAAATGCTACTAAATTTTGTGAAAAGTATTTTACTAAATCATATATATTTGATTATATGGAAAATATATTTAAAAAAATCAGCAATAAACAATTTACACATGAAGAAAATAATAAAAAATATTGGATATATAAAAAAAATAGAAAGATTATAGAAAGAAAAGAAGTATCAATTGATTGGAAAAATACTGATAAAAATATAAAAACTGCTATAATAGTACCATATCGAGATAATAAAATACAAAATAGAAAAGACCAATTAGATACATTTATTAAATTCTGGACTTCCAAAAAAACATTATTAAAAGACTATACTTATAAAATATTTATAATAGAACAAACAAATAATAATGATAAATTTAATAGAGGACAATTATGCAATTTAGGAGTTTTACTTGCAGAAAAAGAAGGCTATAATAATATCATTTTTCACGATGTTGATTTAATTCCATCTGATGATCTTTTACCATATTATTTTTATACTTCTGATATTCCAATACATATAGGCAATAAGGGTAAAAAATATTCACATTATACATACTTTGGAGGTGTAACTGCATTCTCTATCAAATTATTAAAAAAAATTAATGGATTTCCGAATCAATTATGGGGTTGGGGAGGAGAAGATGATATCATATATGATAGATGTGCTGTTATTTCTAAATGTAAAGAAATGATTATTCCAGATAGAGGTACATTAGAGGAATTATATCATATTGAAAGTTCAACATTAGATACTTTAAAAATGTTCGCAGGAATTAAAAAAAAATTAATTATGGATGACATTGAAAGTGATCATAAAGATGGTATAAGCCATCTTAAATTAAATGATAATATTAAAACAGAAACTTTCGAATCGGAACTCATTGTTAAGATGACATTTAAGTTAACAATAAAATAAATTAGAATATTAAATATTTTTACGAAAATATTTAATATTATTGCATAGACGATGTATAAATGCCACATATAACTAGGAGAACTCCTAAAAATTTTTTATAGGTTAGATCTTGAAAATCTATCATTCCAGTTATTAAAAGAATCCAAATCATTTCACCACAGCGAATATATGGCATTACGTCTCCAACATTATATTCTTTTAATAACATATTTAATATATATGAATAAGATAACGTCAGTAAAGAAATAAATATCAATATTGCATATGATAATGCACTTTTATCTTTTAAACTTTTGAAATCTAAACCTTTATAAAGTGATCCTATAAAAAATATTATTAATGCAATTAGAGAACTATATACTGTATATTCATCTATTGTAAAATCATTCATTAAATTCTTTTTTAAAAATGGTTGTATTGAAAATATAATTGATACAAGTAGTATACCAATTAAGAACATTAATATTATAAAGATTTTTATTATAACATAAAAGAATATATTTACTACATTATATTAGTAAGTTATTAATTTAATTCTTTTATGGATTATGAATGTTTGTGTAATTTGCACTAATCCATGCGAAAACTCATTAGGTATTCCATATTATCCGATTTGTAATGATTGTGCTTCTATACACTGTATTGGTATTGGTATTGGAACTAAAGTTATAGATGGTTCTATTCCACCAATCCATGAAGTAAATACAATTGTGAATCAGAGTCCTGCTCATAACGCAGGAATCAAAAATGGTGACATCCTTTTAGAAGTAAATGGACATATCATAAATGAAATTAGCAGGAGACAACTAAAGCAACAAGTTAATTATTCTATTGATAAAACAGAACTTAGCATTATTCTTATGCGTAAAAGTAAAAAAATTAAATTCTTGGTTAATTATGGATATCTACTTGTCTGTTAATAAAATATATAGAAAAACATATATATTATATTATCATCTAAATATTATTTATCATCATTATATATTATATTATCATCTAAATATTATTTATCATCATTATATATTAGATCGTCATATTGATCATTCTCTTTAAATGTAAATTATTTTACTGATTTAACAATTTGGATAATATATTTATTAATAATATATTATTTAAAATATATATTATTAGTAATGTTTTGTAATATATTTTCTTGTTTTTATAAAAAAAATAAAGTAGATATTGAAGAGATTAAATGGAATCGTATAAAAACATTACCATTATATCATTTATATTTACGTAAACAAAATAATAAATTTTAATTAAACTCGCGTATTTTTTTATTAGGAAAATTCAACACTTGAATCTTTATTGGCACCAATTTTATATATTCTCATATATATATTGAAATATCGTCATAATATCATCAACAAACGGATCTACATAATATTTTTTTATTTGTTCTTGTAATAATTTACAGTCATCGAATATTTCATTACTTAGTAATTCTTGTATCATTGGTATATCTTTTTTATGATTTAATAATAAATATGATTGATATAATTGATAAGAATTTAATTGGCCTAAATATGTTACTATTGTTTCTAACGGCTTATCTAAATTTAATAAGTATATAAATATGACACTATATAGATCACTATTAATAAATTCATATCCTGTTATCACGTTAAATTGTTCTAACTGTTCTACTAATATTTCTAATATCTTAGGTGATTTTAACTTCATATTAGTAAAAGATTCTTTTATTTCAATACTTTGTTCATCCATCTTTTGTTTAATATCATCATATATATTAGGAAAATCAGGTCCATAATGTACTAATAACTCATCATCAGGAGAAATATCTTTTAATGCTATTAATGTGCCTACCTGGGCTTTAGAATTTATAGAATGTTCAGAAAAAGTCGTAAATGTTATAATACAATTCGGATCATCAGAGTGATTTATTAATCCTAATACTGGATATAATTGCGAATCACCATTATAATTATGTGTCTTTCCATAATTTTTTTGGTTATAAAAAAAAGTACTTTTTAGAGAAGGACTTTTACTTTTATCAGCTAATTCACTATTTATATTACTAAAATTGTATAAATCTAATGATAGATCAAAATATATTTCTTCTCTTGCTTTGTAAGATGCTTTAGTAAATATTCCAGTTCCATTTGCAGAAAGACGTGTTTCCAAATCATTAAATTTTTTAGATGCATGAATTAATGAAGGTAATTCTAATTTTTCAAATGCAGTACGATGTAATTCTATTATATCTCTAACCATAAAATCTTTCATTTCATGTTCTGTTGTTAAATTTTCAGGCCTTAAAACAATGGTTTTTTCTAAAGAATTTATTTTAACAGGTAATCTACCTTTATCAGTTATTATTCCATCTATTGTACCTATCTCGTTATTATATTGAGTCCCATTTATCAAACCATGAATAATAACTGATTTACCAATTTCAATATCATTTTGAACTAATCCGCCTAATTGAGTATAATTAATTTTATAAGTGTACATATATATAATTATTATTTTTATTTTGATGTTAAATTTCCAGATTATAGAATTATTAATTAATTTTAATAATATTAAATAATAATATTAAAATCTATTAATAGAGATTTGTTTAGTAATCTCTAGTATTTTTTTAACTATTATATATAATAAATATATCTTTAAGTAATTTCAAAAAAATTGAAATTACTTATTCTATTTAATTTAAATATTATTAAATATAAAATGATAATTTTAAGTAATGTCGTATACAGACTATGATTCGGAAGTAGAATACTTTAGCAGTATTGGTGGTTGGTTAAAAAAAGAGGAAGAAAAAGAGGAAGAGAAAGAGGAAGAAAAAGAGGAAGAGAAAGAGGAAGAGAAAGAGGAAGAGAAAGAGGAAGAGAAAGAGGAAGAGAAAGAGGAAGAGAAAGAGAATATATTTTCTGAATTAAGTAACTTAATTATTAAAAAATATTCTCATATAATATCTCAAATTACTGAATATGAAAATCCAAATAAGAGAAAATTAGATGATAAATCATATGCAGTAAAAAAGAAGAAAATATAATTTATTATCTTCTTTTTTTTATTAATTTATTCGGTGCCAAAAAATAATAGATTATTCGTATTTAAGATTCGCTAAGCATGAAGTTATTATTGAATTGGAAAAAAGTTATTTATTAAACATCATTGATTTTATATATTTTTTAACCCAAATTAACCTATTTACGGGTTAAAAAATACTTTAGTAAAAATAGAAAAAATTGATTTAAAGATTATTTCATCAAATATATTATATATAAAATAAAATGGGAAAAAGTTATGTATGTCAGGACTGTAAGATGGAGTTTGACCAAAAAAGTCATTATGATAGACATGCTAATAAGAAGATTCCATGTATCCTTAAAGATAAACCACTCAAAGATATAATAAATGATGCTGTTTCAAAACAAGTATCAAAAATAATTAAAGAAGAAAATAAAAATATAATTATATCATATAAAAATATTGATAGTGATACGGAAGAAGAAAAACAAACTACTAAACCTAAATCAAGAAGAAAGAAACCAGTTAAAAAAGACGAAGTAAAAGATGAAGTAGATTACTCATATTTAAGATTACCTGATAATGAAATTTTGATTGAATTAGAAAAAGAAGATAATAAAGTTAAAAGTGAAGGAAAAAAGAATATATTAAAGATGATTGACAAAGGTCATAACTATTTATATAACTCTGAAAATATAGAGGGTGAAGATGCATTAAATGATATTATGAATTTTCTATTCATTAAATCTATTCAACCAATTATTTCTGATAAAGAGGAAGATGGAAAAATAGATTTATTAAATAAAAAACATTATAAAGATTTATATGATGATAAAGAATTAACTGAAATATTAAGTTATTTCAAAGATTTAAAATTATTAGCAATTCAACCATTAGATGCTATTAGAAAAATGACAGAATCTACTGATATTATTAGACAAATGGGTGAAATATTAAAAACGCATCCTATAACAGGTCAAATATTTACTGAAAATAATTTTATAAAAGCAAAAAAAGCTCCTACAATTCAAGGATTATTAAATGAAGTAATCATACCATTAAATATAAAAGAAATAGAACAAAATGAAGATGTTATTGGTGAAATATACGAACATATTATAAATGGTTATGTTAAGAAAGGTTCTAAATTAGGTCAATTTTTTACACCAAGAAAGTTAATGAAATTAATATTTAATTACAAAGAAGATAGAGTTAATGAAATTATAAAGAAATTAGATAAAAATGAAAATATAAAAATTTATGATTCTTGTATGGGAACAGGTGGATGGTTAGTTACAGGTTATAATTTATTCAAAGAAAAATATGGTAATAGAATATTATTATCTGGAGGAGAAGTTAAATCAACAACATTTCAATATGGTTTAATGAATTTAATTTTAACATTAAAAAAGTTTCCACATGATGTGACGTGCGAGAGTAGTCTAACACATATTAATTCAAATAAACATCATTTTGTATTAACTAATCCACCTTTTCAAACTGATAAAAAATTCGACCAAATTAAAGAAAATTTTAAATCAGATGAATTTACTAAAGCTAATAAAATTAAATTAGATGATGTATATGATTTAAAAAATAATAGTCCTCCGATTCAATTTTTAGAATTAGATATATTTAAATTAGAAGAAAATGGATTATGTTTAATTATTCTTCCTTATGGTGAATTATTTTTTGGATCATCAAATAAAGATGCACGAAAACATTTTATGAAAGAACTAAATATAACGGATATTATTCTTTTCCCTGGTGGTGTTTTTACACATGCTGGTGTAAAAACTTGTGCGTTAATTTTTGAAAAAGATAAAAAAGGAACTAAAGCAATAAATTTTATCCAAGCAAATAAAGATTGTAATAAATTATCTAAAATAACAACTATATCAATAGATGATATAGAATTAGAAACTAATTTCTCGTGGTTTCTTCGTGATTACTTAAAAGATAAATATATTGAAAGTTTAACTTCAAAAATAAATAAATTTGAATGGGTTGATTTTAATAATGTTTTTACATTAGAAAAAGGTAAATTAGCAAGTGGTAAAATTGAAGAAGATGATAGAGGGAAATATACAGTTATATCAATATCTGAAAAAAATAAATTAAGTAATGATATTGATAATGAATATTTGATTAATGGAGAAAATATATTTATTGCTACAACATCTAGTGGTACTAGTTCAGGACCATATGAAACAAAAATAAAATATTATAATGGAATATGTTCTTATACTAATTTATTATGTAGATTAGTAATTAAGAGTAAATATATAAATAAATTAAATTATAAATACTTTTATTATTATTTAAAATCAATAAAAAGTCATATTGAAAATGAATATGAAAAAGGTACATGTAACAAATCATTAGACCAAAAGAATTTCAATAGAATGAAAATACCTATTCCAACTTTAGAAGAGCAATCTAAAATTATTCAAAATATAATTGCTCTTGAAAATAGCAAAAAAAATCTTAAAATTGGGATTGAATCAAATCAAATGAATCGTAAAATGTATATGGAAGCAATGATTAAAGGAGCTACAAATAAAGGTATTAATAAAGTAATGAAATTAGGAGAAGTATGTAAATTTAAAAACGGAACTGCTTTAACAAGTGCAAATTTTATTGATGGTGAATATCCAGTAATTGGTAGTGGAAAAAAACCAATTGGATATCATAATGAATATAATATGGAAGAAAATACAATTATATGTGCGACATCTGGAAGTGCTGGATTAATATCAAAATATAAAACAAAAATATGGGGTTCTGATTGTATTAGTATTCAAAGTAATAATATATTAATTTTAACAGAAAAATATGTATATAATTATTTATTATTAATACAAGATAGTATTTTTAAATATACTAAAGGATGTGGACAAGTTCATATGGATGCAAAAACATTATCAAAATTTAATATTCCAATTCCTCCATTAGATTATCAAAATAAAATGGAACAAACATTAAATAATTTAGATAGATTAGACGAAGAATTAAATATGATGATACAACAAAATGAAGATACTATTCAAACAGCTTTTTTAAATTCATTGGATGATTATGGAAATCCTAATAGTTTTAATATTGATAAATTAATACAATCAGATTCAGAAGAAGAAGAAGAAGAAATAAAAGAAGTTCCAAAAAAAAAATCAAAATCTGATAAATCAAAATCTGATAAATCAAAATCTGATAAATCAAAATCTTATAAATCTGATAAATCAAAATCTATTGATATTTAATCTTTTGGATAATATAAATCAAAATTAATGATTGGTATTTTTTTATCTAATTCATTTATTTTATTTAATTTATATCGAGAATCTAATCTCCTATATTTTTCTTTACCAAGTTCAATATTTAATTTATTATTACATATTTTATATGCTTCATGTGCTTCTTTTTTATTCCAATAATAATTTATATTATTTGGATGAATATTTCTGAAACAAAAATTTTTATATTTAGTTTGTAATCCACCTAAATCTACAATCCAATTTTGTTTCTCCTTTAATTTATTATATGATATTTCATCATATATTTTATTACTCTTTAAAAATTTCAAAAAATCTGTATATTTATTATAACCAGTAGTACAATATTCATTCAATATTTCAGTTGGTATATTTTCACCATCGTAATCATCACCTTCTTTTGGAATTTGCGTTCCATTACCTACTACAGCATTTCCATTGCTCTTAAATATAATATCTTTACCACATTCACCAATTATATAATCCAAATATTTTTTTAGATGTTCGTTTTTAGCACAATTGCCAAATTCATCTCTATACAATGGTACTAATAAATGTAATAATTTATTTGGATATACATCTTTTTTCCATCTTAATCCTCTACCTATAATTTGTCTTATATCAATATCTGATTGTCTTGGATCACCCAAACAAATAAAATCAATATAGTCATTATCATATCCATATCCAATTTTACCAACACAAATAATAATACATTGTTCTTTATCTTTTTCAAATGTTTTTATATCTGTATTACTATCATTTTCTACTTCTATATTTTTTGAAACATAAATATATACATTTAATTTATCTTGTTTCTGTAATAACTTGTATAAATTTTCTGCATTTTTACAATCATTCACATATATAATTCCTTTTTTCTTTTTATATTTTGTCATTGATTCAACAATTAAATCCTTCAAATTATGATATTCTGATTTCTTATCATTTAATTGTTTAACAATTGTTTCAATATTACATAATATATCTTGATTAATTAACTCATATACTTTTACTTTTTCAATCACTTTGCCATATACTAATGGCAGTAATTCAATATCATCTGTTGGTGTTGCTGAACCAAATAATCTATAATTACAAATATTATTATTAGTTAAAAATTCTGATATATTTTCTGCCCATGATGTTATAAAATGTGCTTCATCAAAAATAATTAGATCAAATAAAAAATTATATTTTTTAATATATTCTAATAATCTATTACCACTTTGATAACAACTTGTCATAATAATTTTTCTATTATTTTTTGAATGCATTTTTATATTTTCTTCCTTACTTGAATTATCTAAATCACTAAAATGAATAATTTTATATTTATCATCTTTGATATAAGATGAATATTTTTCTTCAACAATTTGTTGATTTAGTAAAATTCTTGGAGTTAAAAATAAAATTCTGTTAAATTTCATCCGTAGAATCGTTTTATAATATATATGAGTTTTACCAAATCCAGTTGGTGCTTTCAAAAATACTTTTTTATACGTATTTAAATGATTAATAATTTCAACAAGATAAATTTCTTGTAATTTATTACGCAATCTATTTTCTTTTGATTGTCTATTATGAAAATATCTTTTAAGCAATTCTTTTAATTTTCTAATTCTTTCTTGATGAATTAGATTATTTATTTCTTCCTCTGATAATACTTTAAACTTAATTGAGGTATTAGATAAAAATGGCACTATTTCATTAATTATTTTATTTTGATAAAATTCACTACCGCCATCCATTTTAGAGTGATAAATTTTAAAATATCTTTGTAATAATTTTTCGACATATGTATCATCAAATATTTGATTATTTGATATTTCTATAACTAATCCAAATTTACCTCTTCTATATTCACCAGTCGCATAACCATTATCTCTATCAGGTATATTTTTAGATTTACCTAATTTACATATTTTATCATTTTCATAATATATATGACGTCTTATATATATATATCCATTATTTAGATCCATATTTATATAATTATTAATAATTATTAATATTTATATAAATCAATTTTTAGTATAAAAAATTATGCATATTTATCTACTATATCTATAATTCTTTTTTACATCTTCTGCCATATTTCTATTATACTCTAATCTTTTATCTCTGTTGCTTGTAATATTTAATCGTTTTTTAATTTCATTATTTGAATCATCTGTATATTCTTTTAGTTTAATATTTGTATCTGTATTTGTTGTGTCTATTGACACATTCCAAAAATCTAGATTATTTGTTGTTTTATATTTATTACACATATCGTTAACAATCATTTATATAATTAGTATATATATAAATTGATATATAAATCAATTTTATAAATCAATTCATCTATTCGGATTGATATAAAATTGATTTATATATCTATTTTAGATATATAAATTGATATATCTAAAATGTCATCTTCAATGGAAAAATATATTAAATACCCAGATAAATATTATGTCAAACAAAATGTAGATATACATGAGTTCAATATGCAAACACATGTATATGGACTTAATATCGTACGAGTACCGGAGATATTAGACTATTGTAAAGAGACACGTACAATGGCAATGGCGCGTGTTGGTATCATGAATGTATCAGATGTATATGGCGAGAATGCAAAGGATGTTCCGAATAATGTATTCAAATCTATATCTACAATCATAAAGAAACTTATTGCAAATGGAATCGAGTATCCAGATCTAACAGGGTATAATTTTGTAGAGGATTCAAATGACGAAGTTTGGATTATAGATTTTGAACACTCAAAATTGAAAGATAATAAAGATATAAAAAATGAAGCAATTTTAAGAGTATGTCGAGGTGAAAAAAAATGGAATGAAGATTTTGCATAAATCTATATTTTATTATTATATACCATTATATGATGCATTTTTTATCTATTTTAAATAGTAAGTTTATGGTCATAAAAAGTGATTTTTTTAAAAGTTCAAGATTTTTATTTTTAAAAAACGAAAAT